GTCCTCAAAAAGAAGATTGGCATTTAATGCGTATAAAAGAATTATCGTGTGTAACATTTGTTATGAGGTTAATAGGTTTTTTCCGTTGGTATATTATTACTCCACACCATTTATATTGTGCGTTGATAAATGCTGGATATGAGCCATTTTGGAAACATGACTTTAGAAAAAAAAAGATCACCACTAGAAATAATTGAATTAATAAAAGAACGTCATTACGATGAAGAACAATTATTATTAGAATTAGAAAAAGTTTGTAAAGATCTACCTGGAAATGAGTTTGATGTTGAAACTCTTGATGCAGAATTTGATGAGGATATTTAATAATGTCAGCAGATAAAGGTTCTCAAGATACTGATGTTTCTGGAAACGAAGCAGTAGAAACTGCAGCACGTAGAGGTAAAAAAAACGAAATCAATAAAGACATAGATGTTCAAAATTATTCTGACAAAAAAACTGATTCATATATGGAAAGTAAAAATGAAACTTTTAAAGATGGAAAAAAAACTAATACAAAATCAAAACTTGTAAATAAATTTTTTAATAAAGGATCTAAAGTTACTAGAACTTATTATACAGACAAAGTTTTAAAAGGAACAGCTAAAGAAAAATTTTCGATGTTAAGTGATAAAGATAAAGAAAAACAATATGCAAGTTATCTTGAAGGTAGAACATCTGGAAGAACAGATGCTATGGGTAGAGTAAATGTAAATTATAACAAAGATAATTATGACAACTCAAAATTTCAAAAAACAATGACACAAGTAGATGCTGAAAGTAAAGCAGAAACAGAAACACCAAAAACAACAGAAGAAGAAGAAGCTGCGTATAAAAAAAGAAAAGGATTAGTAGGTTCTAGATCTTTGTTTAGTACAGGTGGACAACGAGGATTTTTTAATTAATGGAATATGTAAACGGAACAATAACACCAGAGTACGGTATTAAAGATAAAGCAACTGAAATACTTAAAAAGTATAAAGAAGCTAAAGGTATTAAGGATCATTGGAAAGATAGATTTGAAGAAGCATACGAATATTGTTTACCTAATAGAGAATCTTTTTACGATGAATCTCCAGGACAAAAACGGACTGATAAAATATTTGACGAAACTGCAGTAGTTGGAGTACAAGAATTTGCATCAAGACTTCAAGCAGGTATTGTACCAACCTTTGCTAGATGGGCAGATTTCCAAGCTGGATCAGAAATACCACCAGAACAAAAACCACAAATTAATTTAGAGCTAGATAAAATTACAGATTATGTTTTTCAGATATTACAAACATCAAACTTTAACCAAGAAATACATGAAGCATTTATGGATCTTGCTATTGGCACAGGAGTTATGCTTGTTGAAGAAGGGGATGCAATTAATCCAATTAAGTTTTCATCTATACCATTAACTAGAGTTTGTTTAAACAATGGGCCAGATGGAGCAATAGATACAGTTTATAGAACTAGAACTTGTAAGCCAGAAGAAATACTTATCTTATATCCTAAAGCTAAATTACCAGAAGATTTTGATCCTTTAAAACAAAAGAAAAAAATTACAATTATAGAAGCTGTTTATAAAATTTACGAACCTAATGTAGAAAAATATAAACTATGTGTAGTAATGGAAGATCCTAAACATATTTTATTTGAAGAAGAATATGAAGGTGAAGGTTCAAATCCTTATTTAGTATTTAGATGGAATAAAGCATCTGGTGAAGTTTATGGCAGAGGGCCAGTATTTAATGCTATGTCAGCTATTAAAACTTGTAACCTTACAATAGAATTAATATTACAAAATGCACAGATGTCTGTAAGTGGTGTTTATACTTATGAAGATGATGGTGTAATTAATCCAGATAACATTTCATTAGTACCAGGATCTTTAATTCCAGTTGCTCCAGGTTCTAGAGGTTTAACTCCAATACAAGCAGCATCTAATTTTGACGTTGCTCAATTAGTGTTAAACGATATGAGAGCTAATATTAAAAAAGCATTATACATGGAAGCTTTAGGTAAACCAGAAGGTACACCTATGACAGCTACTGAGGTATCTGAAAGAATGGCAGATCTATCTAGACAGATAGGTGCATCATTTGGCAGACTACAATCAGAATTAATTAATCCATTGTTAAGAAGAATAATTAGAATTTTATCTAAGCAAGGTAGAATAGACGTACCAAAAATAAATGGTAGAGAAGTTAAAGTAGCACCTCGTTCACCTCTAGCACAAGCTCAACATTTACAAGATGTTGCAGATGTAACTAGATTCAATGAAATAATTGCAGGAACATTTGGCCCACAAATGATTAATTTAATTGTGGATCAAAATGCAACAGCAAAATATTTAGCAGAAAAAATGAACTTACCAGAAAAGCTTATTAGAGATGAACAAGAGCAAAAACAATTGGCAGATAGAATGAGTCAATTACAACAATCGGCAGGAGAAGAAGCTCCTCCAGAAAGTTAATATGAGTTGGGATGAGTTAAAGAAGAAAAAGGAAGTACCAGTTAAAAGTGTTGATGGCTATACAAGATCAGCTCCACAAGAAGCTTTATTGAATAAACATTTTGCAACATTATTTAAAGGGGACGAAGGCAAGAAAGTGTTAGCTTACTTACAATCTATTACTACAGAAGTAGTTGCTGGGCCAAATGTAACTAGCAATCATTTATTTCATATTGAAGGTATGAGATTTTTAATGGGTATAATCAAAACAAGAATACAGATAGGAGAACAAGATGGCAGATGATAATGTTGAAACTTCAGCACCAATCGCTACAGAAAATGTTAGTGATATAGTTAGACCAGAATACGTTCAAGAAAAATTTTGGGATACAAATACTAATAAAGTTAATTTAGAAAATTTAGCATCAAGTTATAATTCACTTGAAACTAAACTAGGATCTCGAACAGAAGATCTTACTAAACAAATTAGAACTGATATTGAAAATGAAAAAAACAATAATGTTCCAGAAAACTATAAATTAAATGTTCCAGAAATGGAAAATACTTCATTAACAATTAGTGAAGAAATGCCTATAGTTAAATGGTGGGGTGAAACTGCAAAAAATGCAGGATTATCACAAGAACAATATGATACTGGTGTTCAAGCTTTTATTGATAATGCAGTTGCTAATTTACCTAACGTAGATATGGAGATCCAAAAACTTGGAGATTCTGGTAAAGATAGAGTAGACGCAGCAGCTATGTGGTCAAAGAAAAATTTAACTCCAGAAGCTTATTCAGTTATGTCTGGTTTAGCAGCTACTGCTGATGGTGTAAAAGCTCTCGAAGAAATTATGGCATTAAACAAAGATACAGCAATGCCAAGTACACCTACACAAGTAGATATGTCAGCTACTGCAGATGATCTTAAATCTATGCTCAATGATCCTAGATATTACGATAGCAGCAGACGTGATCCAAGTTATGTTAAAAGAGTAACAGAGCTATATGAAAAAGCCTACGGTAAAACAGACTCATAAGTTTAAATATAAAAAACTTAAAAAACCTCTCAATTGGTTAGATTGTGTAGGTGAAACTGGATGGCTGACTTCTAAAGAAATGGATGCAGCCAAACCAGCAGATTGTGTTACAGGTGAATTTTGGATATATAAAGATACTAAAACATTTATAACTTTGTTTGGTACTTATGTTTATCTTGATGATGGTGAAATACAATTTGGTGACGTAATTACTATTCCTAAATATTGGATCTAATGTGCGTTGCCTACATTGGCACTTATAGATTAATCCTTAACTAAGACCTTTAAAATATTCACGTTAGCCCTTCTTGGATAACTAATTCTGTATTGTAGAGATAATCGGTAAATTAACTATAACTTAACAAAGGTGAATAAACATGGCATCAACAATAAACAATGCCTTTATTACTCAGTTCGAAGCAGAAGTTCATATGGCTTACCAAAGAATGGGAAGCAAATTAAAGAACCTAGTTAGAACAGTTAACAATGTTAATGGTAGTTCTGTTAAATTTCAAAAAGTTGCTAAAGGACAAGCAAACACTAAAGCAAGACATGCTGAAGTAGTTGCTATGGATCTTGCTCACAGTAATGTGTCTGCAACTTTAACTGATTATTATGCAGCAGACTACGTTGACAAGTTAGACGAGCTAAAGGTAAACATAGACGAAAGACAAATCATTGCACAATCGGCAGCATACGCATTAGGAAGAAAAACTGATGAAGTTATTATTGACGAGTTAAAAGGTGCAACTTCAGTAGCAAACAACGTAAATTCTTCTGCAACTGGTATGACTTTGATTAAAGCAACAACAATGATGGAAACATTTAATACAAATGATGTTCCTGATGATAATCAAAGATATTGGGTAGTAGGGCCAAAACAATGGTCTAACTTACTAGCAGTAGATCAATTCAGTAGAGTTGAATACGTTGGCCCACAAGACCTTCCATTCGGAAATGGCATAACTGCCAAAAGATGGTTAGGATTCTTATGGTTTGTTCATTCTGGTTTAACAGTAGCAACTGACAGACAAACTTTAGCATTCCACAAAAGTGCTTTAGGTTTAGGTGTTGGTACTGATGTTAAAACTGAAGTCAACTATGTTCCTGAAAAAGTTTCACACTTAATCACTTCAATGATTTCGTTGGGATGTAAAACAATTGATGGTGATGCAGCAAGAGTTCAGCTGTGTGCCGAATAATAATAGGATATAGATTATGGCTTATGCAATAGACAATCCTATCAAAAAAATATCTCAAATGGGTGATAAAAACTCAATGTGGTATTATACTGATGGTGACGCAATCGCAGTAATGGATAACGATGATTATTTTATCTTATCACACGCTGAATTGAAAGCAGGAGATTTAATAATTTGTAATAGTGGTGGTTCAAACGCTGTGGTAGATATTTTAATAGTATCTGTTCACGATGGTGGAACTAACCTTAATACAGTTATTCTAGCTTAATACAATATAACTTTGGGGGATCTTGCCGAGAGGTATTTCCCCCTTAGTCTTTTTTTTACAAACTATGGCAACAACAAGTATAGACATCTGTGCAAGAGCATTAGTAATGATAGGAGCAAGTCCTATTTCATCTTTTGACGATGGTAGTACAGAAGCTTTAGTTGCATCAAATATTTACACAGATATTACAGAAGCATTTCTTACAAGACATAGATGGAGATTTGCTAC